TCTGCGCATCATCCAGAACTCTTTGAATACCCGGTCGCTCCATTGTGGTTCCTTTGTATGATTCCTTCGTGATGGAGGTTATCTCGTAACCCTGTGTCTTGGCGAATGCGCAAACGCTCTGCTCCTGCTGGTCAAGCGCAAACCGGTCGGCTGTTGCGACGCGGCAGTAAACCGCCGCTCTGATAGGCTTTTTCATGATTGTGTCTCCTGTCCTTGTACTTGTATTTTCATGCCGTTCTTGAACGAAAATGTGAGGTTGTCCGCTGAATCCACCGTGACGATATCTACCGTGGAATACCACAATTCTTCGTCAAATCCGACCAGTAGGTGACCACGCTGCCGAAGGTCGGAAAGAAACAGTGCTATGCTTTCGCGCTTTGCCGACCGTGCCAGTTTCTCGTCCGAGACTGCGTCCAACCGCTGTTTGGCGGCCTCGTATCGCTCGACCAGCCTATTATACCGTTCTTGGTACTCGTCCTGATTGATTGCGGAATGGGCGTTTTCATCCACACATTTGCGGATAAGCTCCATGACCACCGCGCATTCATCCCGAAGCCGAGCACTTTCCTTGTCCAGCGCAGAAGTGTCCATCAGCATCTCAATGATGGAATCGAAGTCCTCGATAATCCGGTCTCTGTTTTCGACCAGCCGGTTGAAAGCCTCGACGAATGCCCGCTGCAGCGCGTCCTCCGTTAAATGCGGTGTGCTACAGTGCGTACCATTTTTGAATTTATTGTTGCATTGCCAGATGGTGCGCCGGTATTTGCTTGTGGAATGCCATACCTTGGAACCGTAGAAGCCGCCGCACTCGCCGCAGACGATTTTGCTTGAAAAGCAGCCAATGCCGCTCTGCTGCCGTCCCGTGGTTTTACGTTTCTTGATTTCAGCCTGTACCAAATCGAACACCTCCGGCTCGATGATGGCCGGATGGGAATTTTCAACGTAATATTGCGGAACCTCACCTTCGTTGACCTTTTGTTTTTTTGTGAGGAAATCCACAGTAAACTTCTTTTGAAGAATGGCATCGCCCTTGTATTTTTCGTTTTGCAGAATACTCAGAACCGTCGAAACACGCCATTCTTGCTTCTTGGCCGGGGTGGGGATGCCCTTGCCGGTCAAATATCGCGCAATATAATTCTGTGTTTTCCCCTGCAGGTACAGTTTGTAAATCAGCCGCACAATTTCGGCTTCCGATTCCACAATCTTCGGCAAACCGTCCCCGCCCTTGATATATCCGAGGAAGCGTTTGTAAGGCATGTGAACCTTGCCGTCCGCAAAGCGCTTGCGTTGGCCCCATGTGACGTTTTCCGAAATACTGCGGCTTTCTTCCTGTGCCAGCGAACTCATGATGGTAATCAGCAGCTCGCCCTTGCTGTCCAGCGTGTAAATATTTTCTTTCTCGAAAAAGACCTCCACACCTTTTTCCTTGAGCTGGCGCACCGTTGTCAGGGTGTCCACCGTATTGCGGGCAAATCGGCTGACCGATTTCGTAATGATAAGGTCAATTTTACCGTTCAAAGCGTCGGAAATCATCCGCTTGAAACCATCGCGCTTTTTCGTGGATGTGGCACTGATGCCTTCGTCCGTATAGACCTCCACGAACTCCCAATCGTCATTCGCCTGTATATGCCGTGTATAATAATCGATCTGCGCTTCGTAGCTGGTTTGCTGCTCCTCGTCGTTAGTCGATACCCGCGCATAAGCAGCCACGCGCTTTTTGATATACTCCGTACTCAGCGGTATCAAAGTTAAATTGAGTTTTGGCGGTATCACCGTAACCGCCCTTGCCGTACTCATTCGCGGTTCCTCCTTTTCACGTTTTCAATCTGGCGTTCCCGCGCCGCCTGACGCATCGCGTCATCCCAACTGTCTCTGCGGGATTTATCCGTCCATGTTTTTTCTACCCTGCGCCCGTTGCGGAAAATAAAAAGGAGTCGGTTATTTTCCGGCACCTGAATCTCCGCAATCTGCTCAGTGAAGATGTCCGCATCAAATTCTGAAAGACTGAGCGCATCCGCTGAAACGGCCTGCAGGGTGTCATCGGGAATCTGTTTTGCAGGACAGGCCGTTTTACCTAACTGCAGGTAGGTTGAGCAGTTCCAATACACCTGCCCGTAGGCGGTTTTGCGCTTATAATTCTTTCCGCAGTTGACGCAAAGGATTTTCCCACTAAAGGGATACCGGTTCGGGCTGCTGCCTTTTTCTGTCTTGAACTGCTGCCTACGCTGTTCCATGACCGTCTGCGCCCGTTCAAAGGTATCCGCGTCAATGATAGCGGGGTGGGTGCCTTCCGCAAAATACATGGGAAGCACGCCTTTATTCCAGACCTCTTTTTTTGTCAGATGGTCTGCCACATACTTTTTCTGCAGAAGCGCATTCCCGGTATATTTTTCATTCTTGATGATGGCCACCACGCGCTCGCTGATCCATGTGCCACCGCGCAGCGCGGGAATGCTCATTGCCTTGAGCTTTTGAGCGATTTTGCTGCCGCCCATGCCGCCGATATAATCATCGAAAATCATGCGGACAACAGCGGCCTCTTTTTCGTAAATCACCACTTCGCCTTTTACAATGCGATAGCCGAACATAAACCGCAGGCTAACCAGTTCGCCATTTGCAAAGCGTTTCCGAATGCGCCATTTGCAGTTTTCTGAAACCGACCGGCTTTCTTCCTGTGCATAAGAAGCGAGGATGGTGAGCATTACCTCGCCATCCCCGCTGATAGAGTGAATATTCTCTTTTTCAAAATACACATCGATGCCGAGTGCTTTCAGTTCCCGTACTGCCTCCAGCATGGTCACCGTATTCCTCGCAAATCGCGCGATGGATTTGGTGATGACCATGTCAATCAGCCGGTTTCTACAGTCGTTCATCAACCGCTGAAACTCCGGCCTTTCATCCTTAGTGCCGGTGAGCGCCTCGTCGGCATAAACACCGACATATTGCCAATCGCGCCGCCTTTGGATCATCCCACTGTAATAACTGACCTGTGCGGACAGCGAATGAAGCATGGCCTCCTTGCCGCTGGAAACGCGGGCGTATGCCGCCACACGTTTTAATGTTGGTATTTGCGGCAATGAAGGTTCAAGTTTCGTTATCACTCGCATAAAAAATCCTCCTTTCCGGGTGCTTGAATCGAATGATTCAGCATTACATTAATCACTCTAAAAGCCCGAAAAGTCAAGGAGTTTCGGTCGGTAAACCGCCAATAATCGGGTGGTATTTACCCTTGAGAATTGTATCAATTTTAGCGTACTCTTTTTTAGTGAGCAACCCCTTGGAAAGCAGCGATTTTGCGAGGGAAAGGGACGCGCCATAGCTTTTTTCACGGTCAAACTGCTCCGCCGTCATCGTGGTATCCGTATTCATGGACGCGCCTCCTTCCTCTCGAAACGTCCCGCGATGTAACAGGCATGGCAGCAGTATTTGCGGGTTTGATTGCCATAGCTGTCAAACGGCCTACCACAGTTTGCGCAGGACATTTTATATATCGCCTTGCGGTTCAGTCGGTCGCGGTGAGCGCTCCACCACGCATGGCGGCACCGGTCGTCACAGAAGGATTTTGGCTTGCTTTTAGGCGTTTGCTCCAGAAGCCTGCCGCATTGTTTGCATTTTTCTTTGTTATCTTCGTTCTCCGTATCTTTGGAAGCGTTGTCTGACAGGCTGTTGCGCCAGCAGTACGATTTTACCGTACCCACGGAAAGGCCGAGCGAATCCGCAATCTTCGTATAGCTCAAACCCTGCTGCCGCATTTCCTGTATGTTTTGTTTCTCTTCTCTGGTCACAACAATCACCTCCATGGAGAAAAAAAGAAGGGCGGCTCCTCACAACCGCCCCGACCTTACTTTGGAATTTTCAAAACCTGCCCCGCATGAATGGTGGTTGAGAACAACCCATTCAGGGACATAATCTCCGGATATCTGGCACCACTGCCGAGCTTTTTCTGTGCGATACCCCAAAGGGAGTCACTTTTGGCTACCGTATAGACGGTATAGGTTTCTTTGACCTGACCGCCGCCGACTTTGGACAGGACATCCTTATCCACCCAAGTGTTGATA